CCGTTAGTAAGAACCAAAAACTTACTTTCTGCCACATTAGCAAAAGAGAAAAAGTCTTCATCCCCACCACTAAAAGCCGTAGCGCTGATCGTATCCCAGACCAGGGTTGAAGTATTATATTTTTGCAAAGTAGTCTTAGATACCCGGAGTAGATATTTCAAGGTGGAAAGCTCCAGCACTCCGAACCCCATTATTTGACCGCCGGCAATAGCCGCGTCTTCATATAGAGTCTTCCCGGGCCGCTTGCAGATTTCGTTCTTCAAAAATCGCATGTTTTGAGGAAAGCCTGCCCTATCGTCGATAAAAGTAGCAGGCTGACTCCAATCCACACCTTTAACCGGAATCAATATTCCTTTTCTTAATAATGGCATAATTTACCCCTTTTGTTTTAGCAATTCACTAAGGACATGCCTTGTTTCAATCAGAAGATCCGGGAGCCAGGCTATTGCGCAGCGTCCCAATGTTTTGACCTCAATCTTACCCTCGATATTATATGTCCGGTCTAGAATAACCCAGCGAGGACATCTTTGATCTTGACCGGGAAGATAGCCGTCTTTGCAATAAGAAACGCAATCCTTAATAATAATAACCGGACCTTCCTTCGTTTTCTTTTTTAATGGCCACATCTTTCCCTCCGTTAATTTTTCATAATAAAAGCTAAAGCGTAATAAGGAGGAATTTCGTCGGTATGCGTATGACCACCGCCGCCTCCTGCTGAAGCAGAAGCTAAAGTAGTAGTGGCCGCTAATTGTTGTGAAGCTACCGCAACCACCGAACCACTATCAGTATAATTTTGTTTAACATCAATATTGTGAGCGTGCGCTGGAATTTCAGTTGTTAATAGGATATGGCTGCCGGATAATCCTGTAAGCGTAGCCGTTCCTCCGGATTGTGTTAAAGATCCGGTAAGATTCGTTTTAGCCACTCCTCCATCATCCTGTTTTGCCCCGACGATAAACTTATCGCGTAGATCCGGAGTAGAACTCCCACCATTACAAAACACCCAATCAGCAGGAACAGCCGCGATTGCTCCACTCCAAAGCGCAATTAAGCCAGCAGGATTATTTATCCGGCTATGGAAAGCGCCCCCATCGGTTATTTGCAAGATGTCTCCATCCTCATCGATCCAATGGAGCTCTGCCTTAGCGCTTACATCCTTCGTATAAAGGATCCCGCAATCCGCTACCGCAGCCGGATCACTCCCGGCAATAAGCGTTACCTTGCTATGATATCCAATAGTAGTAACCCCGGTCTCGTCGGCCAAGAAGTTATGATCAGTAGCCAACCTCTCCCGGATCGCCGCTTTAAATTCCCGGATATCGTCGTCTCCCAGAGATCGCGCGCGCGATCCCGCGGGTTTAGTTTCATCCCAAGTTTCTACATAAGTAGGCATAATTTCCTCCTTTATAAATCGTTGTTTGCAACCTGGCCCAGATAAGCGCCTTCTTTATCCTTTTCAATATCCAAGAACTTACGGAATAATCCCACCGGATTCCCGTATTGATCCTCATACTGACTACGCCAAAACGCGGCCTCTTCAATCTGTCCCATGCCGGCATACAACCGCGCCAGAGTCATCTGCTTTAAGACTTCGCGCCAATAATCCGGTAAGGCCGGCGTATCACTCCCGCCACTCTGATCCGTAGGGACCTTTGTCCAATCGATCTCTAATAACTCCGTCGTCCCGACATCCGGCAACGGACCGACTAAAATAGAGCCGGAATAAATACAATAGTCTGCCGGGGTCCCTGTAATCGGAGGGGTCGTCCGGTTAGGGTTAGGGTATAATTCATCGTATTCCTGCTTAGTTAGCTGATTTAAAGCATACCCGCTATCCGTAGCAGCGGATCCTTCCATCAGTTTAACCGGATGGATCAGATGCATCTGATCCGAAGGCAAAGGATAATCTTCCTGTCTAGCCACCAGCGGCAAATAAGACTGATATTTATACGCCCCATGCGGCATAGTCGCGGCTACGGCAATAATCGAATCGTTGTAAGCCTGGACTAATTCCGTATCTTTATCGGTTCGTTTAAAATCGTATTTGACATAAGTTTTAAAATTCGTTAAATTCATATTTACCTCCTAATTTTTAGTTCTATCTGTCCATGTCCCGGGATTCTCGGGTCTATCCGTCCAGGCCCCTGTATTTTTAGTTCTATCTGTCCATGTCCCGGGATTCTCGGGTCTATCCGCCCAGGGCATAAGACTTGAGCTCGAAGAGCTCGAAGAACTCGATCTGCTCGAGCTAGAACTCGACGAACTCGAGCTGGAACTTGAGCTCGAAGAGCTTGACCGACATGAACTTGAACTCGAAGAACTTGAATATGAACTTGAACTCGAGCTTGAATAACTGGAGCTAGAGCTAGAGGAACTCGAACTGCTGCATTGAGAAGAGGAACTGCTCGAAGAAGACGAAGAGCTAGAAGACCGACAGGAAGAACTGGATGAACTGGAGCTTGACCGACACGAGCTCGAACTAGAACTGGAACTCGAACTGGACCGGCATGAGCTTGAGCTAGAACTCGAACTAGAACTGGATCTGCAAGAGCTTGAACTGGAACTTGAGCTTGAGTTAGAGCTGGAACTTGAACTGGAACTCGAAGAACTCGAACTGGAGCTAGATCGACATGAACTTGAGCTCGAGCTGGAATTACTAGAGCTTGAACTAGAACTCGAACTCGAACGACTCGAACTTGAGCTGGAACTGGATCGGCTCGAACTAGAACTCGAACTGGAACTCGACCGGCAAGAACTTGAACTCGAGCTTGAACTCGATCTGCAAGAGCTCGAGCTGGAACTTGAAGAACTGCTAGACCTACAAGAGCTCGAACTCGAGCTTGAGCTTGACCGACTTGAACTGGAACTCGAAGAGCTACTAGAAGAACTTGAGCTTGATCGACACGAACTTGAAGAGCTGCTGCTAGACATGGACGAACTCGACGAGCTGGAACTCATATTAGAACTACTGCTGCTGCTTGAAAGTGAAGAACTAGAAGATGAAGAACTCGAAGACCGACACGAACTTGAGCTCGAGCTTGAGCTGGAGCTGGACCGGCATGAACTCGAGCTAGAACTCGAACTGGACCGGCATGAGCTTGAAGAGCTACTCGAGCGCGATGAACTGGAACTTGAAGAACTGGACCGACTACTGCTCGAGCTGGATCGCGAAGAAGAACTCGAACTTCCTCCGCTTACCGTTACATCAAGATAAGGATCCTTCGTTCCGGAGGTGTCTTCGGAAGTCGAAATTGTTACACCATCCTCTTTGCTAAGAGATATTGCGCTATTTATGGCATCATGACCTTCCCTGACTCCTAATTTAGTATTATTTGCATTAACCTTATCGATCCACCCTATACCAGTAGCATTTAAGGTCCAAGAATTATAAGCAGTAGCGGTAATACTGCCGATATCTATTCTAGTTGCTCCCTCTGTAGGATTAGTTACAGCCCCGCATTGATCATAATCCTCCATTACCACGCTACCGGTCGATGCTTGACTTGTTTGAACAATATTTATCCAATCATCAGCATCATTATCCGTGTTCGTTTTGCTAACAATATATAAATATAAGAGAGCATTCGTTATTGTATCCCCGTCGCTTATTCCCGAAGTATCAAAAGGGAAAAAAGCTCTATATATTTGCCAAAAAAGACCACCTTGATTTTGCGAATCTGCAAATGCCGTCGTTCCCGTATAATCTGCGGAATCGCCAACTGTGGCAGCATGACAATGAAGCCAGGATGTCGAATCAACCGTAACGGCCGCATATCCATCACCCGCTCCAGTATAATAGTTTGTCGGATGATCCGTATATAAAGGATAAACTGCTTTTTCTAGAATGGATGAGGAAATAGTCTTGCGGAGATAGACCTTGTTATCCCTAATAAATAATTCAATATCGACCGGCTCTCGCAATTGAGCACTATCCCATATACGAGCATTCCTAAAGTATGAAAACTTCCCGTTATCTCCGACTCGAATAGTCTTATCTTTAAAATCTAGCTTATCAGTCTTGGCCCATTCGTTATCTTGCTTATCTAACACTTTACTGTTTTGCGGAAGGTCTAATTCAAAATCAAAAGTTAAATCTTTAGAGGTATCTGCGGGCTTTTCGTTTATGATAATAACTTTCTTCAATCCGGCCCAATAAGAATAGACTTTAAGTTCAATTCCCTTCCCAAAGGCATCCTTGTATAAAACATAAGTATTCCCATCACTTTCCTCAAAATATTCTCCCTTAACATGATCGCAAACCGGACTTGCTTTTATGGTATGATTCACTCCTTCGTATGCATTGTAAAACTCGAACCAACCATCGGCATACTCGGGGATAGTCGGATGATAAGAGGCCTTGTCATGTTTCCAGGCTTTGTCCACATCGTCAAAAGCTAATCGATGATCTATATCCTGGAAATTCGAATCGGTATCCTTATAATGAAGATGTCGAATATGAAAACGATAGCGCAAAGACCCGGGATCGAAGGCATACTCCGGGCCTTGATAAACCTTAACGGTATATTTTCTAAGGCTGGTAATTTCTATTAAATCTCTAAAATCAGTTAATCCTGCCATCTTCTATTCCTTCGCCCACCAGCTCTCTAGGATCGACATATCTTTAGTTTCCCAATACGCCTTGATCTGATTGTATTCGTCTCCCATAAACCGCGAATCAAAATATTGCGGCTCTGGCGGAATCCCTTTATACCGGTAAGCGTAGTTATGTTCGCCATGAATATGCCGGAATCCGATTGTCTTATACCAGGTCCCGACTCCCGGTTTATGAAATTGCTCATTAAACGGCGGCTCAATGATCACTTGTTTAAGACCCAGGTCCCGGACTGCGACTGCCATCCGACCCTCCGTATTCCCAAACTCCTGGGTCGATTTTTCGTATTCTTCAAAAGGGACCACATGATCGATCAAGTGCTTTCCGATCTTAATAAAAGCGGAAGATCTCATAAGAAGGCCGGCAGTCCCGATCTCTCGTTCTAAGGCCGGACCAGAACTCATGATATCCGCGTCGCCCAGAAGTTTTAACAGATCCGGGAACCCTTTCGGCTTTTCGATAATGCAATCGCCGTTGACACAATACACATATTCGAAATGCTGCGCCAAGCCAGATGCCATCTTTAAGCTCCACATAAAAGGATAAGATACTCCGCCCCAGGTCTGGTAATGCGTGATCAAGAAGGTATCGATATTCACCATCACATCCTTAGGAGGCATCCAGGCATTGTAATCAATAGTCTCTTCGCCATTGTTCGGATCGATGAAATTGTCGTAACAAACTGCCAGCCAATACCCTAGTTTCTTATGCGTATTTACGGACCCGGTTAAATAGCAGCGCCCAGCCGCATGGGAGATCAACAGCACTAATACCGGCAACTTGATCCTGGGAGCCCAGGTATCATTGGCCATATAACAACCAACCACATATTTCCGGCCGGCTAACTCCTGCTCCCATTCCTCATTGGACATTTCCAGGTATCTGCCGCTGCGAATAAAATCTTCTCTAGTTATTCCCAAGATAATCTCCTTGACTTTTTAATACATCCTGTTATAATCAAATTATGCCAAAAGGATTTAAGGGATTCCAAAAAGGACATAAAGGTTTTATTCCAAGAGAACGATATAAGGAAATTGGTAAAAAAATAAGCCAATCTCTTACTGGTAAAAAATTGTCTTTGGCTCACCGGAAAAAACTTAGTATCGTTAAAACTGGCAAAAAACTTCCTCCATTTACCGAGGAACATAAAAGAAGAATCGGTCTCGCCAATAAGAAAAAAATTCATACAAAAGGTCCTAAGCATCCTTCTTGGAAGAATGGAAGAACAGTAAGTCGCGGATATATTTTTATACAAGCCTCTAATCATCCTGCGAATCACAACGGCTATGTTCGAGAACATCGTCTTGTTGTTGAGGCACAAATTGGTAGATATCTTAAGCCGGAGGAAATCGTCCATCATCTTGGAAAGAGATCTGACAATCGCCCTAAAATGCTGATGACATTTGTGAATGATAACATTCATAAAAGATTCCACAAGAATCCAGATAGCGTGAAATCTTCCGAAATTATTTTTGACGGCCGTAAATTGAGGTATTAGATTCATCATAAATCGGTTCATTTCCATACCATCCAATCGGTGCATACCAGCGATTATAGTCCGAGTCTTCCCATCGCGCCCAAAACATATAGAGATATCTCCGGTCCTTAGTCTCCCAATATTTGCAAATCGTCTCGCGCTCTTCTCCGTTAAAATAGAGCCAATCCATGAAGTTATCGACATACGGAGCTAACTGTAAAAGCGCTTTGCCTTCGTTGCCGGCAGTCTCATATTCCGCAAAGAGATTCCTAAAACCCAAAATCTCTTTCCATGTCGAATTTTGGCCATAGCGGGCATACATATCAATCGTCCCGTCCGTAGGATCTAACGGCTGTTTCAGCGCATTCAAATTCTTAAGTTTCAATTCGGAGATTGCCTCTCTTAGCATAACTTCCGGGCTATGCGCCCCGATCACCGGGACGCGCATCATTTCAAACATATAATCAAAGATCTTGTTAAAGGCATCGATTTTATACATCACCGCGGCAGTATGAACAAGGTCGTCGCTACCTTGGCCAGAAAAAATATCGTGATCTCCCATTACCCGGATAACTTCTTTAAGGCCTTCCGGATTATCCAGCGCACAATCGCCGTTAGTGCAATATATATATTTGATATTCGGAAAACTCTTTATTACCCCTTGCGCATAGCGGACATTCCAAAACCAGCCATTCCGTTTATCGCAATCATAAGTGATATGCTTAGAGACAAAGCAATTTGCCAAAAGGTAATGATCCATATTCGGCATACATCTTAAAACATCGTAGTGATCCGTAGGGGCCCAGGCATAAAAAGGGTTATCGTATGATAGGATCACAAAAGCCCCGGATCTGCGATAACTGGCCAAAGTAGCTTTTAACCATTTCAGCTGCCCTTGCCATGCCGTTACAATTACGGCTAATTCCGGTTCACAAGGAATTGAGTTACAATTTATACTTAGATCATACCAACTGGCCCCATCCCGGGCCCGGCGTTCCATGCCTTGCCCGAAATTATCATGCCACTTCTCTAATCCGGCGACCTTATTTTTTAATAGCTGTTCATTCATTTTACATACCTATCGATAATCTTTTTCGTCAATTCATTGTATCCATCCGGGCCGTAAGGATATTGGGGTTTCCCGATATACTGATCGACTACCCGGGGGACCTTTAGGCCTTCCCCGGACGCGCACACGCAGGAAACATTCGAAATATACAGATCCGCTCCCGCGATCACCCGGGTAAATTCGTAGAGGTCCGGGACCTTATGGCGCTTAATATCTAACTGTCTATCATGCAAGAATATCTCATAATCGGTATCATTCCCCACAAAGACGCATTTATCTTCATATCCCCGGAGAACATGCCATTGGACTGTATGTCCTGGCCAGCGTTGTCTGCCGGTATCAAAGATCACAATCGGAGCGATGCGGTTAGCCTCAATATTGAAAATCCACTTTTGAGTCAAATCAAACTCCAGATTGAACGCATCCAGGTGCATCCGGATAATCGAATCTCCGTTAGATTCCCGGAACGTATCGAGATTATGGGTTACTTCAACCTTTTGCCATTCTTCAAACGGTAGAACGACTACCTCTTTTATGCAAGGCTGGCGATCAAATAGCTCTCCTAAAACAGCGCGCTGGTGATCTTGCATAATATAAGTCCCTCCGCCTAGCGCTATCACCGCGGGCAGGCCATAGATCATATCCCCAAACCCTCCGGAATGCTTAAAGGTATTCATCAAGACGCCTTCTTTATGCTATCGATAATCTTAAGATCATCGGTTTTCATATCTTCAAACCCCAGGCCGGACCACTTATTCAATAGATTCTTGATTACCATGCGCTCCCGGCAAAGTTTTCGGACCATGCGCGCGGACTCTGCCACCTTATTATCCGGCTGGGTTTCGTCCTTGATAATTGTCTCTAGCATATAAACTTTGATATTGATAATAGATACCCGATCAACCAGATCACCCAGTCCGATAATCCCGTTCATTCCGCTCCTCCTTTTTCTCTCTCCTGTTTTAAATATTCGATAATCTTATCCACGCTGCCAAAATCTGCGAATAACTTTTCCGCTTGCGTTGCAATCTCGTCCTTACTCCAAAGCGGGTTATTCTTAAGCCGGTTAGGAGGAGGATCTTCGTAATACATATCTCTGCCGTTAAAAAAGTATTTGCATAACTCGATCATTCTCCAGTCTTCACACCAGAGATAAATCCCTTCCCGTTTATGGGGCTGTTCGTCAATAACCCGGGGTTTCGTAATAATCTGCTGGCAAAAGAGCTTAAAATCAAGTTTTTCCCGGTCCGATAAAACCATCATTCTACCCCCGACATTATTGGACTAAACAACTTATGCGCCATGGGAGACTTTTCAATCACTACGGCATAGCAATAAAAGTTTACTGACCGGACCATTTCCGGAAACTTCTGCGCGTAATCTTGATCCTGGGCTGTCCGCTCTCCGTTCAAATAGTCAACCATCCTTTTGAGGTATTCGACAAAAGCGTTAGGGTTATTTTTTCCGCCTTCCCAGGCCTCTGAATAAGAAGTCTGGAGATCTTCGCAGGCATAAATCGCCTCTTCCGAAAGGAGCGGGAATAACTCTTCAAAAGTATTTATCTGATCCGGAGAATGGTGGCTGCCGTCGTCAATCAAAACATCTATCTTGCCGACCTTCTGCGCGAATGCGCGCAGGGATTCCCGGTCCCGTTGATCTACGGGGAAAACCACTATTTGATCTTCTCTAAAACCCGCCAATTCCGGATGAATGTCCCCTCCGTAGATCCTGGACTTCGGCCCGAAATAATCTTTCCACATCTGCAAGGATCCGCCATGCCCGACCCCGATTTCTACCACGCAAACATCTTTGCCGCGGAACTTAGAAAAATGCTGATCATAAACATCAAGAAAGTGCATAAACTTGCAGGTCCGCCTTTTTTTATTGTCATTATAATATTTCTCTAAATCGTTCATCTTTTTTTAAGGAGCATAGTTAAACCCGGCCATTTTAAATAGGTCCCGTAAACATAGTTTTTCTCAATGATCGGGTTAGAGTCGAGCTCCGGCTTAATCGGCGGCTTGTTATATTTGATCATCCAATCTTCTTGATCGCGCTCTTCTGTCCCGCCCTCAAACAGAATGATCCCCCCAATTACCATCTTCAAATCCCAGGCCTCCATGATCTTGCGCAGCGTCTCCCCGGTATTACTGATATCGACATGCAATAGGTAAACCACATTGTCCCCGTAATGATTATGAACCTGGAATGCGTCTTCTTTATGCAAGGCCACAAAATCAGTTAATCCGGCCGCATCGATCTTCTGCTGGACTTCTACCTGGGATCCATGCTTAAATTCGTAATCTTCAAACAGATCAAACGAATCCATGCGCGCATTTGATCCCGGCATTTCTTTATTGCGCTTAAGACCCCGGGCCAAGGCCAAAGTGCTGTATCCATGCAAGACTCCCAGCTCTATGATATTCGCAGGCCGGAAAGCCGTTACGATGTTATACAGCACTTCGCCATAATTGTTTTTCTCGTAAGAGCTGATCATCTGACTAGGATTTCCTCAATCCACTTCTCTGGCGCGAACTCTGTCTGCGCTCTTTCCCGGGCCGCCTGGCCCTTCTTCTTTAACTCTTCAAAAGTTAGATTCTTGATTATCGCGGCATGCTCTTCTTTAGTATTGCATAACCATCCGCATTCCGGGGTTACGCGATCAACCGCGCCGCCCCAGTTATCTGCCAGGATCGGTAACCCGGCAGCCATAGCCTCTAGGATCACTCTGGGGCCCATGTCCATGTATCCTATCGGCAAAGAATACCAAAACAGATTCCCGGTCCCTAGGAAAGCAGCGATCTCTTGCGCGCTGGCGGTGCGCGGAAACTTGCGGAACCTGGGAGCCTCTTTTACAAAACTAGGTCCCGGGATCATAGCGATCTCTACATCCGGCCGGGATGCTAAAACCTGGCCTATTGCTGTCGAAAAGTCCGGATAAAACTTCGTATCTCCCTGGGAATTGTGCCGGACAATGCGCAAATTGTTATTGTAATTCGGCTGGACCTTAAAAAACTCCGCCAACTCTGTGCAAGGAGGCAAAACGTTCGTCTTCACTCCCGGGAGCACTTTTAGCAATTCGCACTCTTGAGTGCTATTCAAGAACATATACTTATCCCAGCCTTGGGTCCAGGGTAACTTCCCGACATCGCCTCTTCTATAATTCACCATCATGATCTTCCGGCTGGCGCTTAATTCGGAAAAGGTATTTATCACTTCCGGTTGGCCAAACTCCCAGACATAATCATCGGCATACATAAAAAGGATATCGCAAGCCTCCCGAATCGTATCGTAATTCTCTGTTACAATAAGCCCGGGCAGCGAAGTCCGGATGCATTCTTTAAACTCTTTGCTAGATACCTTATTCCGGAAAGGAATAAACTCTACCTTATGTCCGGCATGGAGCAAAAACTTGATTATCGTAGTAACGGATCTGGCGCAACCACCCCATCCGCGCGCAGTCGATACTATCTTGATATACTTACTGCCTAGACTAGAGATCGCGGCCCTGGGAGGCTCCTGGATAGACAGATCGGCCTGTTTTTGGGCCTTTTTAGGATCCTTAACCCATAAATGGCATCGATTCCCGCCTTTTCCCGGGCCCTCAAAGCCTGCCTGGAGGTATTTCTCCTGCCATTGGCGCTCAAACTCGCGATTCGCGTCATGGACCAGGACCACGCGCGCAGACTCCGCGCCGATCTTCGTAGAAAGATCTCGACTCCAACCCCCGGCCGGTCCATCCACAAAGGCCAGATCGTAGGATCCACGCGGAAAATCTGTCTTACCATCCCAAAGTTCAATATCGATCTCCGGCTTAATCCCTTTCAACTTATCGATCCATCCTTGATTCGTTTCGTAAGTCTTAACCTTGAGTCCGACATCATTCATCAGCAAAGTCGAAAGACCGGATCCAAACTCCAAGACAGTCTTGATCTCATATTTCTGGAAAACAAACTTCATAAAATCCCAGTCGTTGCTGGTAATGCATCCGCCGCCCCACTCCAGGCCGTATTTGCCCGGATCGGTCTTCTCTACCGGAACCACAACCGGAGTCTCAACTACATTCTTCAATTTAGGTTTCGCAGAGATCTGGCCCTTGACCAGCCGGCCGCCGCGGTAATACTGATTCAATGCCCGGGTTAGATCTTCCGGATAAATCATATCCACGCAGGCCGGGACTTTCTCTTTCCCAACGACCAATTTAGAGCAGGCATTGATATCACAATGCCAACATGCCGTAACCGCGCAAGGAAGGCATCCGTCTGTCGCAAGATACTGGTGCCCGGCATAGCGCGTAAAAGAAACAGGCTCCCTGGCCCCGGCTACCACAATCGCCGGTTTATACAGCGCTCCGGATAAGTGCATATGAAAACTCACCAGGCCAATAGATCCTTCCGCATTTAAGAAGAGCTTGAACAGATCCCGGATCCCGGTATCCCCGCTCTGGGTCTGGCCAACATAGTCCAAGGCATTCTTGCCTTGGAGTCTGGGAGGATTATCTTCTTTTGTGCCAAGCTGGACAAATAGCTGATCCGGGTTCTGATTGACAAACTCTTGCCACCGATCAAAAGGATACATCTTACTTCCCCACCCTTTTTCCCCGTTGACTACGATCAACCAATACGGATCTTTAATTACCCGCGGCGCGTTGTATTCTTCTTTCGTAAACCAGATATCGGGCCTGGATTCGCCCTGCGGGATGCGCACTCCCAGCGCATCTTCTATTGAAACGCGGTAGGCGTTAGCGAAGTGCCAATCGAGGCGGTTCGAGGAATTTGTGAGCTTACCAGGCCCTATTTTAATTATTGCATCCGGAGCAACTACCAGCGATCTATCTATATTCGGGTTATGATCCCATATATGCGGAGCGGTAGAAATAACATTGACCCGGGTATCCGGAAACGCAGCTTTAAAATCCCGGATCGCGCAAGTAAACATCAGCATGTCTCCAATGCGCTGCCGGTTATGAAAAACAAACTCTTTGCGATTCAACTGGCCTGGCTGCATAGTGATCCCGACTTCATGTCCGGCGGTTTCGATACACTCCTGCATCAACGACTTATTCCCCAGGTCCCCATGAATATGAATATGGCCATCAGCAAAGTTTTTCCCGACAACAAGATGCCCGTCCCTAGGTTTTATCTCATTGACTTCATCACCGCAAATTGGACATTTCATTTACCACCCCTTTTTTATTGTCGCGCAAATATAGGTCGCGTCCTCTTCCGATACATGCATCCCTATCGGCAGGGAAATATATTTATCTTCCAGGCTATTAAGGTTCGGCAGATCAGCTCTTTTGCCGCCAAAGATTTTATAAATATCATTCCGGATCTGAACTACATTACAATCGATTCCGGCCTCAAATAACATCTTCGCAAAATCGTCGCGACGCTCAACTAAAAGCGTAACTAACCAATGCGCATTTTCTTTCCCATCAACAAGAGTTATTCCACCAAGGCCGCGCAATCCTTCCCGGTAGATAGCGAATATCTTTTCTCTATGATTCGCGATCTTTAAATAATGCTTAAGACCAGCCAGGCCCATGCCGGCAGCGATATCATTCATCTGCCACTTGTTCCCGGGTAATTCAATGTCAAACACCATCATCCGGGTCCGGTAAGCTGTCCAGTCTGCCGGGACTTTAGTATCTCGATCAATTCCGAACCAGCGCAAAAGTTTAGCTTTTTTATAAGTCTCCAGATCCTTTACGACAATCATCCCGCCGTCTCCGGTAGTGATATGTTTAATCGCTTGGAAAGAAAAACAAGAGTAATCCCCAGCGAAAACACCTAAGGCTTGAGCGGCATCAGAGACTACCGGGACATGAACTTTCCCGACATCAGCTCTAATGCCGCCAAGATGCACCTGGATTATGGCCTTTGTTTTAGTAGTGATTTTATTGTGGACATCCAGCGGATCAATACAAAGAGTCGTATTCAAAACATCCGCCCAGACAATCTTTACGCCTCTACGGACCAGCGGCAAATTCGTCGCTGTGCATGTTAAAGGAGTAGATATAACCTCATCGCCTTTCTTAAGGCCGATCAATTCGTAGGCTACCTCAAGGGCAGCGGTCCCGGAACTTAAAGAGACGCAATAGGCCTGGCGGAAGAGCGCGCTGAATCCGCGTTCAAACTTTTCTACCTTGGGCCCCTGCGCGATCCACTTAGACCCCAGAGTCTCCAGGACCTCTTCTTTTGCCTCTTCCGGAACATACGGTCTAAACAGATCAATCATCTTACCACTCCAACCATTTCGGATTATCGAGATACCACTTGATCGTCTTCTCAAGACTCGATTCAAAGTTTTTAGGAATCGCCCAGCCCATCTTTTTCATCTTCTCCCCCGATAGACTATACCGGAGATCGTGCCCTGGCCGGCTGCTATGAAAATCCACCATTTCATAATTCAAAGATTTACCGATTACTCTGGCAATAAACTCTGCCATCTTCAAATTATCGACTTCCTTTTCTCCGACAATATGATAAGACTGCCGATGCTCTGCGCTGTCTAAAAGGAATAAGAGCGCCGCGGCCACATTCCGACAATGGATATAGAACCGGGACCCGGCTTTTGTCTTAGTCGGATCACTATGTATAAAGACGACTTCGCCTTTGATAACTTTCTTGATCACTCCGGGGATAAACTTTTCCGGATGTTGCCTTTCGCCAAAACAATTCATTGTCCGGGTAACTACTACCGGCAGATTATAAGTATTCGCATAAGCGAAGGCCAACTGTTCGCCTCCGGCTTTGCTGGCGGAATAAGGATTCGTGGAATTATACCGATCAGTCTCTTGGAAAGCTACACCCGCGGGCGCGGGCCCAAAGACTTCATCTGTCGAGAAATAAAAAAACTTCTTTAAGGCAGGGATCTCCCGGGAAAAATTGAGAAGGTGCATTGTCCCGACGACATTGGAGATCACAAACGGCTGGGGATCTTCGATAGAGCGGTCCACATGAGTCTCTGCGCCAAGGTGAAGGATATAATCTACATCCCCGATTTCCTTGACTAACCCATTAGGAATTGGATGCGTGAAATCAGCGGAGAACAACTTAAGCCTTTTATTATCCAAGCAACCAGAATCTCTTAATCTATTGTATCCGTTAGAGGCATAAGTTAATTTGTCTAGGCCGACTATTTCGTAGTCGGTGTTTATAAGAAAGTGCTCCGCTACATGGTGGCCGATAAAGCCACATATTCCCGTAATTAAAATTTTCATAAACCGCTTTCATAATATTAAAAAAGGGCCCGGAGATAATCCCCGGGCCCCCCGTCTTATTTGTAAGTCAACTCGAAAAAAACATCCGAAGTCGCGCCTTCATCGTAATAAATGCCGACATCGAACTTTTTACCGTTGAACCACTCTTTCGTAATCGTCCCGTTTGCCGTAGCAAAAACAAAGGGAACTTTCGTTGGAGCGGTCCCGTCCAACCCGTCCCTCAAATAGGCTTTTGCGCCAACAGTAGCTCCTGTCCAAGCTATTGTTATCGAAAAGACATAACCTTCGCCAGTCTTTAAAAGCTGGCTGCCGGTGAGGGCCGGGGTATCAATTAAACCCTGGATTCTAGCCATTTGGCCCTCCTTATCCTATCGATTGCGAGCTCGAAGAACTGGAGCTCGATGAACTTGAACTGGATCTGCTGGAACTAGAGCTGGAACTTGAACTACAACTCGAACTCGAACTCGATCTGCAAGAGCTCGAAGAACTTGAACTCAAGCAAGAACTCGAAGAACTTGAGCATGAGCTAGACGAGCTGGATCTGCAAGAACTCGAGCTGGAAT